AATAATTTTTACATAACAGGTGTTCAACTAGAAGTAGGAAGTTTGGATAGCAACAGCATACCACCATTTCAGTTTGAAGATAGAGCAACAAGTCTAGCTAGATGTCAGAGGTATTATTATGTTCATGCAGAGGGAAATACCAAATCTATTGGCTTTGCATCAAACTATAACTCCACATTATTGACATCACAAATTCATTTTCCTACAACTATGAGGTCAGCACCAACAGCAGATATAGATACAGGAACAGCATATTTTAAATTTTTTAGGTCAAATGGTAATGATACATTTGATGGATTTTCAGCTTTACAAGCATCAACTCCTAATTCATGTCAGTTAGATGCAAATTCAGGAATTTCAGGTACACAAGGTGATGCAGGAAGATTAATTACAAACAATGCTAGTGCAAAAGTAGCATTTGATTCGGAGTTATAATGGAAATTACATCAGCACAATATCAAGAATTTGAGGGAGAAAATGTGTCAATAACAGCAGTTATAAATGGTAAAACATATCTTGTTCCACTAGACACAGCAAACATACACTACCAAGCAATTCAAGAATGGGTTGCCGAGGGTAACACAATACAGGAAGCAGATTAATGGCAAGTATAAAAATAAAAGGTGATACTTCAGGTGATATTACAATATCAGCACCTGCTGTAGCAGGAACCAATACCATAATTTTGCCGGCTGAATCAGGAACTTTATCACTTAGAGGTGGTACAGATTGGCAAACCGTTCAGACAGGAGATTTTACAGGAGCTGCTGGTGAAGGTTATTTTATAGATACTACTTCAGCTGCAATTACATTAACATTGCCAGCTTCTCCTAGTTTGGGTGATGAGGTTTCTTTTAAAGACTATGCAGGAACATTTGATACAAATAATTTAACTGTAGGTAGAAATGGAAATAATATTGAAGGAAGCGCAGCCGACTTAACTGTTTCTGTTGAAGGTGCTGGAAACACATTAGTATATGTTGATAGTACAAAAGGCTGGTTAATTAGAAACAAATAATTAGAATAACATATGGCAGATTATAAAGACATACACGGCATAAAAGTAAAAGCTGTTTCATCAGACCCTTCAAATCCAATTGACGGTGAAGTTTGGTTTAATACCACTACTGAAGCATTAAAATATAAAGGACCGGCAGGCACAGGTGCTTGGTCAACAGGTGGGACTTTAAACACAGGAAGAAGATTGGGTGCAGCTTCAGGTGGACAATCTACATCTTTAGTTTTTGGTGGCTCGGAAGTACCTACAGTATATAAAAGCGAAACAGAAAGTTACGATGGCTCTTCTTGGACTGAACTTAACAACCTAAATACAGCTCGTGACCACACAACAGGTTTTGGTTCACAAACAGCCTCAATATGTGCAGGCGGTTATACTGGTACAGATAGAACGCCTAACACTGAATTATGGAATGGCACTTCTTGGACAGAAGTTAATGATTTAGCTAATAAAAAAAGAGAAATGGCATCTTGTGGTACATCAACAGCAGGATTAGTTTTTGGTGGAGAATTACCAGCACCATTTTCTGCTGAAAATGAATCCTGGAATGGGACATCTTGGACAGAGTTAGCTGACTTAAATACTGCAAGACAAAGACCAACAGGTGCTGGCACTCAAACAGCTGCATTATGTTATGGTGGAGATAAAGACCCTGCTACAACATATTCTAATGATACTGAATCATGGAATGGTACATCTTGGACAGAAGTAGCTGACTTAAATACAGCAAGAAATGGTATGTCAGGTGGTGGTACACAATCATCAGCAATAGGAGTAGGTGGCGGTAGTCCATCAGTAGGTAATACAGAACAATATAACGGAACATCTTGGTCAGAGGTAGCTGATTTGTCTAATGCTAGACAGATAGGTCAAGGAGATGCAGAGATAAATACAACAGCAATCATAGCAGGTGGATGGGGTCCAGGATTTATTGATGCAACAGAAGAATTTAGTACACCTTCTGGAATACAAACAGTTAGCAGTTCTTAAATAAAAAAATATGGCTGAATATAAAGAAATTAATGGCGCAAACATTGAAATCAGAACATCTGACCCTGATAATGCAACCGTTGGCCAAGTTTGGTTTAACACCACTACTGAAGAATTAAAATATAAAGCCCCAGATGGTGCAAATGTTTGGTCAACAGGTGGTGACTTAAATGTTGGAAGAAGACTGGCTGGTGGTACTGGTACACAAACAGCTGCACTTATGTTTGGTGGTATAGGTGTCACCCCACCACACGCTGGCATAAGTCAAACTTTAACAGAAGAATACAATGGTAGTAGTTGGACAGAGGTTGCTGATTTACCTGAAGATGGGTATCAAATGGCAGATTATGGAACTCAAACTGCAGCAGGGTCAGTTGGTATGCTTGCAACCCCGACAGCAAAAAGGAGAAAACATGTACAATACAATGGTACTTCTTGGACAGAAACAACAGGTACAAGTACAGATAAACAATATGGAAAAGCTGATGGTACACAAACAGCTGCACTTATTGCTGATAGTGCTGGTGGCGGTACTGAATTATGGAATGGTTCTAGTTGGACTGAGGTTAATGATTTGAACGAACAACGCTTATGGGCAGCCTCTTGTGGAGAATCCACAGCTATGCTTTTTTTTGGTGGTTCACCTAATGGGGCAGCCAGTTCAGGTAAAACTGAATCATGGAATGGCACTTCATGGACTGAGGTTAATGATATAGCCACAGCAAGATATTTCTTATCAGGTGCAGGAAGTCAAACAGCTGCACTTGCTTTTAATGGACAAAATACAAAAACTACTCAACAATGGAATGGTACTTCTTGGGCTGAGGTTAATGATATGAGTTTGGATATGAATCAATGTGCTGGCTCTGGTACACAAACATCTGCACTTGCATTTGGTTCACAAATTCCTGGCAATACTACTAAAACTGAGGAGTGGAACCCTGTTGATGGTACAAAAATAGCAGATACTGTATAAATAGTGTAAGGAGAATAAACATGGCAGATTATCAATATTGTATAGCAAAAAATTGGGGAAAAGGATTCATAGAAAGTAATGAATCTGCATCATTTAAAATTTCTGGGTATCCAGCAGATATATGGCAAGTACCAATTAATAATAAAAAAGCAAATCTTTGGATAACAAGGGTATTAGGCATACCAAAAACAAGAGATGAAGCTCAAGCTATTTTAGATACTGAAATTAATACTCAACAAACTGCATGGGATAATGATAATGTGGATGGTGAAACATCTGAGGAAAAGATTGAAAGACTTGGTGAAAAACCTATTGACATAACATTACCAGAATAATAATTCATATTATTATCTTTATATATAATATAACATTCTACATTAGGAAGGTGAAATGAGTAAAGAAAACTATAAACAACTTATTGAAAAAGAAAGTGAAAATCTAAACAATCTTTTAGAAGTAGAAGAATTAAAAGATTTAAAAGAAATGACCTCTGAGTTGAAAGATACTTGGACTAAAAAACAAGTGTTTCGTACAGAAACAGAAGCAAGATTCTCTGTTCTTCAAGACAATCGTTATCCTACCAAAGCTGCAAAATACTGGCAATGTGTTAGAGAACAAGCAACATATGTAGACAATCTTATGATTTTATCTTTTGAGTATAGAAGAAACCAAGCTAAAATTAATAAATTAGAAGAACAAATAAGAACAGAAAAAGATGAACACGAAAAGGTTAATTTTCAAATTGACTTAGATGAGTGTCGTTTTACTAAAGCATCTATGGAAAGAACAGCTCATCACAGGATGAGAGAAATTAAAATGTGGTCTAAACTTAAAAAAGAATTTGATGATGGTTCATTTGATACACAAGATGTTAATCAACATCAATTAGAATCCTATGGAAGACAGTATGCTATTAAGGCTAGAAATTTAACAGAACATTCAGATGATACGGAAAAATTTAATGTATTAGGACAACTTGAATCATTACAAAGAATTAAAAAATCTGGTGAGTTATTATCTAACGAAGAAAGAGAAAAATTAAATCATGAGGAATCTGATACTTAATATTATTATCTAATATTTTTTATATATATTATGAATTTTGAATGTGTAAATTTAGGACAAACTGTTATAAAATATCAAGTGCCTTATGATATTTTTTTAAGTATTAATAACATCTATCAAACTTATATTAATAATCTTCCATCAGCCAATAAAACTCTAGTAGGAAAAATTAAAAAAGAACATTCTATATATTATAATGGTGATGATGAAACAAAAATAAAAAAGCACAATTTCATAACTTTAGATATTTTTAAATGGTTTGAAACAATATATGAACATTATTTAAATTTTAATCAAATTCATAATTATAAAATACATATAAATTCTATTTGGATTAATGAGATGAGAGAACACGAATATAATCCTGCTCATGTTCATAGAGGAAGTTTATTAACAGGACTATCTAGTGTAATGATATTAAGTTTACCAAAAAGTTATGGAGAAGAATATTCAGCACCTAATAAACCTCAAAATGGAAGATTACAATTGTTTGGTTCTTCTTCAGGCCAATTTGCTAAAGTTGATTATCAGCCACCAATGAATATAGGTGATTTTTATGTATTTCCTTATGATATGAGACATTGTGTCTATCCTTTTAATGGAACAAATGAAACAAGAAGGACATTAGCTGCAAATTGTGATGTACAATACGATAGTGTTGAAAATAGAGGTGTGATATAATGTCGGACAAGTTTAGATATTATAATCAACCACAAGTTATAATAGAGCCTCGTTGGAAGTCTTATATGGTTGGGACAACGACACCTATTTTTACACCTGAACAATGTGAAAAAATAATAAATGTTGGCCGCTCTATGCCACCAATAACTGGTAAGGTAGGTGTTTCATCTGATAATGTAATCAATACTGAAAAAAGATTAAGCCATATTTCATGGATTCCTTTTGGTAAATTAGAACCTATGTATCGTAAACTAGAAGAAGTAGTGCAAAAAACAAATTCAAATCATTTTGGTTTTGAAGGTATACAACTAACTGAATTAGCACAATATACAGAATATTCTGATGGTGGATACTATGAATGGCATATGGATAGTGGTGTTAATTTTGAAAATGGAGATTCTCCTGTTAGAAAAATATCAATGAGTTTATTATTATCTCACGAAAATGAATTTGAAGGTGGAGAATTAGAATTACTTGAACCAGGAAAAGTAGCATCACTAAGACAAGGTCATGCTATTTTCTTTGCTTCTTTTTTAAATCATAGAGTTAAACCAGTTACAAAAGGTGTAAGAAAATCTTTAGTGGTTTGGTTTGGAGGTACACCTTTCAAATGATAAGAGAACTACATTTTCCAACACCCATTTATATATTTGACCATAATGACCCTACATTAAATGTTCAATTAGAAAAAGATATTTTAAATTGGATGAATCAAGATAAAGGTGTTTCTAAAACTAATATTAAAGGTTGGCACTCACCTACAGATATGGATAAAAGGCCTGAATATCAAAGATTAGTAAAAGGATTATTTGAAGCACAATTTAAAATTTATGAAGAAGAACATTTGGATAGTGAACCCTTTCTGGGTTGTATGTGGGCAAATGTAAATCCACCAGGTGGAATGAATAGAGCTCATATGCATCCCAATTCTTTGTGGTCTGGAGTTTACTATGTTAAGGCGCCTAAAAATTGTGGACACTTAAAAATAGATGACCCGAGAACAGCAGCTGCTATGTCTAGACCAACTATGAAAGAAGGTCAACCACCGAATAGATTATGGAGAGAAACTCATTATGAACCTATTGCAGGTAGGTTGATTATGTTTCCTTCTTGGGTAACTCATTGTGTAGACCCAAATGAATCAGATGATTTAAGAATATCTGTATCATTTAATTTTTTACAAAAATCTTTAATGGTATAAGATATGTTTAAAGAAAAAAAATATGAAATAGTAAAAAATGCAATATCTTATGAGTTAGCAAACTTTATTTTTAATTATTTGCTGTTAAGAAGGGACGCTGTAGAATATATGTATAAAAATAATTATACATTAGAAAATGTACACTATGGAACATGGAAAGATAAACAAGTGCCTGGTGTGTATTCTGAGTATTCAGACATGGTTATGGAAACTTTAATGATGAAAGTCTTGCCTATTATGAAAGAAAAAACAGGCCTTGCATTAGTCCCAACATATTCTTATACAAGAGTGTATGAAAATGGCTCAGTATTGAAAAAACATAAAGATAGACCGAGTTGTGAAATATCATCAACCGTCAATCTAGGTGGTGATATATGGCCTATATTTGTATCTGGTGTTCAGGTTGACTTAACTCCTGGAGATATGTTAATTTATTCTGGTTGCGACTTAGAACATTGGAGAGATAAATTTGAAGGCAATCTTTGTGGTCAGGCATTTTTACACTATAATAATATTGATGGCGAATATGGTGACCACAATGTGTTTGATAATAGGCCTTTACTAGGACTACCATCATATTGTAAAAATAAATTTTAAAACTCTTTTTATTCATATTATTTTTATAAATAGTAGTATCAGACAGACTATGAATTATAATCTTTATAAATATAGAAAAGAATTTATTTCTCGGAGAGATAAACAAAAATGGTAACAAGAGCATTTAAAAACGCAACAAACTTTGAGGAAAGAACGGCTGCTACTCCATTGATTATAAATGGTGATATGCAAATAGCACAAAGAGGTACAAGTGCTACAGGATTAGGTACAAGTCAAGGATATTTTACTGTAGATAGATTTAGATTTAATGAATTTGGCTCTGGTCAAACTTTTAGGTTTACCATGAGCCAAGAAACTGATAGCCCAACAGGTCAAGGATTCAACAAAAGTTTAAAAATAGAAACAACAACAACAGAAGCAAGTTTAGGAGCAGGTAATGGTTTGGCAATACAATATAGAATGGAAAGTCAAAATCTACAAATGCTAAAAAAAGGTACATCTGATGCTGAAAGTTTGACTGTATCTTTTTGGGTTAAATCAGCAAAAACAGGAACATATATATTGGAATTATTTGATTTTGATAATACTAGACAAATATCACAAGCATACACAATATCTAGTGCAAACACTTGGGAGAAGAAAGTATTATCTTTTGCAGGAGATACGACAGGAGCATTAGGTAATGATTCTGGAAATGATTTCTCTTTGGCATTTTGGTTGTGTGCAGGAAGTACTTATTCATCAGGCACATTAAATACATCATGGGCATCAAGCACAAATGCAAACAGAGCAGTAGGACAAGTAAACATAGCAGACAGCACATCTAATGATTGGTACATAACAGGTGTTCAACTAGAAGTAGGAACATTTGATGCTAACAGCATACCACCATTTCAGTTTGAAGATAGAACAACAAGTCTAGCTAGATGTCAGAGGTATTACTATTTACATTGTGAAGGAACTGCAAGGGCAGTAGCAAATGGTGCTATGTATACATCAGCAATAGCTTATGCAAACATCAAATTTCCAGTGAATATGAGAGCGGACCCAAGTATTGAAGTTGCTTCAGCAACTAATTTTAGAGCCTTTGCAGGTAATGGTATATCCAATGCAACAAGTGTATCAATTTGGAGTTCAGGTGGTACAACAAACGAGTATATATCTTTATCAGGATTATCTAGAACTCAAGGTCACGCTTGTTTTATAGACACAAATGATGCAGCTTGTAAATTAGCATTTAACTCGGAGTTATAATTATGGCTACATATAAATTAGTAAGAAATGAAGCATTACAAACAGTAAATCAAGTTAAAAAAATAATTAGCGATGATACATATACGCTTATACCATTTTCACAAGACAATACAGACTACCAAGAATATTTAGAATGGGTAGCAGCAGGTAACACACCAGAGGAGGCCGATTAAATGGCCGCAATTGCTAATCTTAAAATTGACCAAGGTGCAACCTTTTCAACAGACATTACTGTAAAAGATAATGACGGTAGTGCTTTTGATTTAACAGGATATACTGTAGCTGCAAAGATGGCTCTTGGATATTCTTCAACACGCTCAAGAACAAACTTTACAACATCAGTAGCCTCTGACGCTACAACAGGCATTGTAACACTTTCATTAAACGCAGACCAAACATCAAATTTGGATGCTCCTGCTAGATATGTTTATGATGTTGAAATTACAAAAACTTCAGATAGCACGGTAACAAGAGTAATACAAGGGATTATAACAATTAATCCTAATGTTACTACTTAAATATTAAAAAATCTATCATTTTACAATACATTCTTCTTATAAATATTACAGAAGAAGGAGAGAAGTATTAATATGGCAATCACAGCTGTTATCAATTCATCAACAAGTAACACAGGTCCTAAAAGAGTATCTGTAACACTTCCAAGTGCTCAGTTGGCAAACACCCTAGCTGCACTTAATGATGTAGACTTATCTTCTTTATCAGACGGAGCCTTGTTACAATATGAATCTAGTACAGGTAAATTTGTGGCGAGAACAGAATTAGCAACAACAGAACAAGGACTTCTTACCTTTAATGGTGGAGTTTTTTAAGAGAGAGATAGAAAATGGCAACAGTAATTAAAATTAAAAGGTCGTCCGGTACTTCTGCTCCCACAGCCCTCGCTCAAGGCGAATTAGCCTTAACATACGGCACAGGAACACAAGGCAATAACGGAGACCGATTATTTATTGGAACCGGTACAGAGACAGCCGGCGAAGCTGCAAATATTGATATTATTGGTGGTAAATATTTTGCAGACTTAAACGACCACGCACACGGTACATTAACTGCTTCTTCTACAATAATTGTAGATTCAAACAAAGCAATAGATGAGTTATTTATAGGTAATGCTACTGCTACAGGTGGTACTTTAAAATTAAACGAAGGTACTGATAACGGCACAAATTTCGTAGGACTTAAAGCTGCAAACAATATTGCTTCAAGTTTAACTCTTACATTGCCTAGCGCAGACGGTAAACGGAGACAAGCATTAAAAACAGATGGTTCAGGAAACTTATCATTTGGTGATGTTTCATCATCATTTACATTAGCTGCTGATTCAGGTTCTAATGATACCTTTAATATGGGTACATTGACTTTCACAGGTGGTGAAGGTATTGATACAACAGTTTCAGATGATACAATAACTATTGCGGCTGAATTAGCAACAGAAACTAACGCTGGTGTTGCAACATTTGATGGTACAGACTTTACAGTAACTTCAGGTGATGTAACTTTAAATGCTGAAAGAATACAAGATATTGCTGGTGCAATGTTCAGTTCAAATACTGAAACATTAATTACAGCAACATATCAAGACGCTGACGGAACAATTGACCTTGTAGTAGATAATGATTTATCAAATTACGATAATACATCATCTGCTTTTATAACAGCAAGTTCTACAAGTACATTAACAAACAAAACATTTGACGCTAACGGAACAGGCAACTCAATATCAAATATTGAAGTTGCAGATTTAGCTTCTGGTGTATTAGATACAGACATTTCTACTGTATCTGCTTCAGATGATACACTTGCTTCTGCTAAAGCAATTAAAACTTATGTAGATTCGCAAGTAACAGCTCAAGACTTAGACTTCCAAGGTGATACAGGTGGTGCATTATCTATTGATTTAGATAGTGAGACATTGACATTTACTGGTGGTACAGGTGTTGATACATCAGGCTCAGGAAATGAATTAACAATTGCTATAGACAGTACAGTTGCAACATTAAGTGGAACACAAACACTTACCAATAAAACTATTGCAGCTGGCAGTAATACAATATCAGGTTTAACAAACTCTAATTTAAGTGGTAGCGCTGGCATAACAAATGCCAATTTAGCAAATTCTTCTATCTCTATTGCTGATGAAAGTTCTACTACAACATCAATTAGTTTAGGTGAAACTTTATTAATAACAGGTGGTGAAGGTGTTGATACTACAATATCTGGCGATACAATAACTATTGCTGGTGAAGACGCTACAACATCTAATAAAGGTGTCGCTTCATTTAGTAGTGATAACTTTGCAGTATCAAGTGGCGCTGTTACTATTAAAGATGGTGGTATTGCAAACGCTGAATTGGCAGGTTCAATTGCAAACGATAAACTAGCAAATAGTTCTATTACAGTTTCAGATGGTTCAAACTCAACTGCTACAGCGTTAGGTGGTACAATAACATTCTCTGGTACTACAAACGAAGTAGAAGTTTCAGAAAGTTCAGGAACAATTACAGTTGGATTACCAAATGATGTTGTTATTACTGGTGATTTAACTGTAAATGGAACAACAACCACAATCGCTACTACAAATACAGTAGTAACTGATACAATATTAGAATTAGGAAATGGTACAACAGGTACACCTGCTAATGATACTGGTATTGTAATTGAAAGAGGGGATTCAGATAACGCATTTATCGGTTTTGATGAAAGTGCTGATAAGTTCATAGTTGGTACAGGAAGTTTTACAGGTGCTTCTACAGGAAATTTAACTATCTCTACAGGCACACTTGTTGCAAACTTAGAGGCAACAACTGCTACATTAGGTGGTAGTGATGTAATTTCTACCGATAACACCAAAACTTTAACTAACAAAACTATTGACGCCGCTTCAAACACATTATCAAATATTGGAAATAGTTCTTTAACAAATAGTACTATTACATTAGCTGGTGATAGTGGTTCAAATGCAGTTGATTTAGGAGATACTTTAACAGTTTCAGGTGGTGAAGGTATTGATACTTCACAATCAGGAGATACTTTAACAATAGCGGCTGAATTAGCAACAACATCTAATAAAGGTGTCGCTTCATTCAGTTCAGACAATTTTACTGTCTCATCAGGAGCAGTTACGGTTACTACTATTGATGGTGGCACATACTAAAGTCTGAACACTAAATAATAGTAATGTGAGGACTATTGTATGGCAACAACAGTAAAGTTAAAGCGTTCAGAGACAGGTTCATCTATACCTACAACGAGTGATATCGCTGTAGGTGAGGTGGCCCTTAATACTGCTGACCAAAAAATCTATGTAAGAGATTCAAGCGACAATATAAAAATTGTCGGTGTCGGCGCTGACGCTACGGCCTCTGTAAAAGGGGTTGCTTCTTTTTCTTCTTCAAACTTTACTGTATCATCTGGTGCTGTATCTTTAAATGCCGACCAATCAGGAACTATAACAGGTGTTGGAACAATTTCAACAGGTGTTTGGAATGGTACAGCAATCGGTTCTCAATATGGTGGTACTGGTCAAAACTTCAGCTCATCAACAGGTGTAACTTACTTTGATTCGGGTACTGCTTCAGTAGTAAGTATGGCCACAAAAGGCCAACTATTAGTAGGTGATGGTTCAGGTGCTCCACAAGCATTATCAGTAGGAACAAACGATTATGTTTTAACAGCAGATAGTACAACAGGAACAGGGTTAGCTTGGAAAGAGGCAGCTTCAGGTGGTCCTGGAGGTGCTTCAAAAAATATGTTCTTCTTTACTGCTACATCAGGACAAACCACATTTTCTGGTAATGATGATGATTCAAGCACATTAGCATACACAGCTGGTACAGGTGCAACAAACATATATCTAAATGGTGTTTTATTAGATGATTCAGATTACACAGCTTCAAACGGAACATCTGTTGTATTATCTTCAGCGGCTGCAGCTAATGACATATTAA